TCTCCGCCTGCAAGAGTCCATAGGCCGTTTTCGGGTCGAGCGCTTTTTCGCCTAGCTCTACTGCGCGCTCCTGCCACGTCTTGATGGCTGGCAGATCCGTAACGCTACTCCCCGCAGCCTGGGCGGCAGTGGGTGCGGCGCCAAGCATCACGTGCTCAGTGAGTTGCGTGCCGCTGCCGCGCCAGCCGCGTGTCGCCCAGAACACATCTTCCTTACGACAGAACTGGCAGGCTTTGTTGATGTCGTCGGTAAAGCTCTGCGAATGGCCGCCATCCCAGTAGCCTGCGCTGCGGCCATCGGTGAATTTCTCCAGCACCCAGAACGATCGGGTTTCGGCGGCCGCGATCACGTCAGCTGGCGGAACGGCGGTGACCGGCTGCTCTGCTTTCGGTTGGCGTGCGAGGTGGGCGGCAATAGCAGCGCGCTCGATGTCGCGTGCAAACTTGAGGACAAATTTGTATCCATCGTCAAGCCAGCCGAACACGGCATCGTGCATTTTGATGATCTGCTCATCCGTCAGATCGCCGGTCGGCTGCGAAACTGCGTCAGGCGCAGGTAGCATCTTGCCGATCATCTGAAGCGTGCCGGCGACGGCGTACTGTTGCGGCTCGGTGTCGGGAATAGCGGCCAGCGCTGCACCCACGCCCATGTAGTTCAGCAGTTCCGCGCCTGCATCTGCAAACGCGTTCGCAAGGCCGGTGCGCGTAGTTTCGAATTCAAAGTCCATGCTGTCTCTCTTTCAGATGAAATTAAGTGCCAGTTGCCTTGGCATCCCGATGCGCTTTTCGACCTTCTTCAGCTCTACGGCTACCCTAGAGAACAAGGTCGTCCTAGTAATCCCAATTCTGTCCGCCGCCTCCGATAAGCACATACTTTCCCCTTCAAGGGACACCATCACGTTCCGTCGAGTGTTCTGCGCCTGTTGCTTCGGTGTGGCCCACCGACAATTCCCAGGCTCGTAATTTCCGTTCTTATCGGGCCATCGATCTAACGTCATTCCATCCGGAGGGTCGCCCATATCAGCAACGAAGCTCTTTAAATCCTTCCAGCGATCACACACCTTGATGCCCCGGCCGCCGTAGTCTTTGTAGAACTTATCTGCTGGGTTCTCGCACCGTCGAATCATGTGGCGCCAACTGTTCCGTGCTCTCACGTGATATTTACCAAATGCATCGGCTTTGCGCTGCTCGTTCTTCTTTCTGAACGCATCCCCTACGAGGCATCCACACGACTTTGTATTGCCGCCAATGAGCCTGCTGACATCGACAAGGATGATGACTCCGCATTTGCACGCGCACTCCCATTGGGTCTTCCCGAATCGGTCCTTCCCCATCCTGCGAACCGCTGTGAGTCGACCAAACGCCTGCCCGGCAATCTCCTTAAACCGTGGCATCGGTAACCTCCTCTTGGCGGGCTGCTGGATCACTCCAGCGGACCCCGCGGACTGCTCCGAAGGCGTACAAAAATTCGATGAATGCAGCGGCTTCCTTCACATAGAAATCGCGCGACTGAATGCCAAGTTGGACTATGCGGCGCCCGTCCAGGCTTGGGATCACCCGGCCGTCGTGGTGCAGCGGCGTCCCGGCCGCGCGCATCTCGTCTGCGAACTCGTCGATCAGCAGTCGCTTCATGTCGTCAGCGTCCCACTTGCGACCAATGTGCTCGACCTGCCGCGCGATGTCGCCGATCATTGCGTGATACTTCTCTTCCTGAATACGCTTTTTTACAGGTTCCGACATCACGACCATCCAGCCGGCCGGCGCCTCCATGCAGAAGCGCGCGGCGTTGTTGCGAGCCTGGTCGTGCACGAGCACAAAGGTGCGCTTGGTCGTCACGCCGCCACCTCTCTACGCAACTCGGCGAAGTCCATGCCCTGCAGACGGTCAATCATCTCGTCGTGCGTCAGGTCGAACACTTCGACCAGTGCGTCGACGATCTCGATGTCGGTTGGCTCGTTGCTGAAGACGTCGGCCATGTCGATCAGGTGCGGATAGCCGGGCTGCTGCGCGTCGTACAGGAACTGGGAGATCATGTCGTTGGCGTGGTCGAGGGTCATGCTGCATCCCGCAGCAGGCGTTCATATGCCTGCACCATGTTGTCAAACATGGCCAGTTGCCCGACCATATCGTCAATGAACACGTCGTCGCGAAAGATGCGCTTTACGAACAGGTCCTTACCGACGGCGGCGAGGTCCGGAACGTACATGATGAAATCGCAGTACTTGCGGCCTGTGATCCACATGCCGCCCTGCATCTGGTGGTCGTACTCGGACGTATCGCCGGTCTGCCACATTGCCAGGATCTTGCTGCTGTCGATGGGTGACTTGATCTCGATGAGGCCATCGTCGTCCACGAGACCATCAGTCGAGTAGCCGAAGATTCCGTCGTCGGTCAGGCAGATGCCGGCTTCGGTGACGAAGGCGCCCGTGCGGGCCTCATAAACGCGCCGTGCAGCAGCCTCCATTTCGTGCCCGCGCTCCAGCACCCACGCCTTCGGCGGCTCGCCGTGCGGCTGACCGCTGATGCGCTCGATTGCGAGGTCGGCGGCGTAACGTTCGGCTACCGCCGTCGGATCGCCAACACTGCGCGTACCGGACTTCTTTTGGCAGCGGCTGATGGCGTCTGCGAAGCAGGAGGCTGTGATTTTGCCGCAGCGGCTGGCGAGCCATTCCGGCGTCCCTTGCGGGCATTCGATGAATTTCATGCTGCTGCTCCTGCGGTGCGTTGATAGTCCGCGTCTTCGGCGCTCATGGTCGGCACCTGCTGCTCGGTTGCTTGCACGTCGATCGTGTTCGCGTCCTCTGCAGCCTGGCGCAGCTTCTGACGGTGCGCGGCGATCGCTTCCTTCAGTTTCTTGTGATCGGCCGGCTGGTTCGCGAGTTGGCCGTTGTGCGCCCTCCAGTAGTTCAGCGCGTCGGCGTCGCTCTTCGTGCGCAGTGCTTCTGCAATCATCGGCGCGACGTCAATCCAGTCGTCGGGGCGATCTTGTGCGAGGCCTTCTTCGTTCGTCTGGTTCAGGTGGGTCATTGCATCGTCCAGGCGCTCGGTCTTTGGCCACAGTTTGTAGGCGCGCTTGATCACGGTCTTCTTGATCATTTCGCCCTCGTCCGTCAGCCACGGGCACGTGCTGACCTTCTTCTGGAGGTAGGCTTTCCATGCCTCGGAGCGGTCGCGGATGCTGTGCACGTCCTCGATCGACATCGCCGTGGTCAGGTAGTCACCGCTATGCGTCTTGACGACCACATAGGCGCCGACGATATCGCCGCGGTCCTTGCCGAACGGGTTGAATACGTGCGTCGGTGCCTTGTCGAAGCCGTTCAGTGTGAACCCGTCGTTCTCGCGGACTATCTCGGCCTGCCCCCATAGGATCGAGCCCGACGCCACAGCCAGGTCGAGCAGGCCGATGTAGCTCAGGTCCAGACAGATCTCCATCTGGCCGTTGACCTTGCGTGGGATCAGGTACGCTTGCTTGCGCGCTGGGTTCAGGCTAATGCCGATGGCTGCGATGTTGGTCACGGCGTTGATGACCGACTGGCGGCTCTGCATCGCTACCTTGAGCGTGTAGTCGTTCTTCTGCAACTGCTGGATCGCAAAGCCGGACTCACGCTCAAAACTCAGACTGCGGTCGACCAGGACGCGAGAGAAGTCGTCGCGCGCTTCCTGAATTGCGCCGGTCACGATGGCAAGGGCGTTACTCATCTCTATCTCCAATTCGTGCTGCGTTCGTTAATCGGTGGGTTTTCGAGCGCGAGGCTTCGATCACGGCACCAACTTCGTACAGGCGATCACCAGCACGTCGACCGCGCACAGCACCATCAAGCCCATCAGCTTGACTTTGGCGACGGCGATCTCGCGCTCGGTGACGCGGCGCTTGGCGTTCACGACAACTTGCGTATTGCGGTCCATGGCGATCTCCTTGGTTGAGTTACCAGCTGCGTATGGCGTTTCGGCGTCCTACCAGTTGTACGGCGCGCAAGCGCTGGTGGCGCTCCATTGGTGCAGCGGACTGGCGCAGATACCTGTAGAAGTCGGCCAGGTCTTCGGCCTCGCGCAGCGCGCGCTCGTTCCACCACAGGGCCGCGGGCTTGGCGAGCTTGCGCACTAGGCGGCGGGCGATGCGGGCGGCGATCATGCGGCGCTCCCGGTGGCTTTGGCGATGGCGGCGTGGGCGAGTTCATTAATGTCGCCTTCGCCCAAGCCACCTGGCTCTCTGTCGGGCTCCCAGAAGTAATTAACGACGGCCGCCAGAGCCTCCAGCAGTTCGGGCGCCGCCACGATCAGGCGAGCATCAGCGGTGCTCATGTGGCCGGAAATGGAAAAGCCTGGTTCGCGCTGATCCGTCGCTTCGGCCCAGAAGCCACAGCCTGCGAGGATGTTGTGGTAGTCCTCATCGGTGACATGGGCGGTGCTGGGTCCATCGAGCTCCCACGGCCCGGGCGTGTGCGTCGTTTCCATCCTGCTGCTCCTTCGTTCTGGCCGGCGCCGCCGGCGGTTGTTGTTCGGGTGTGGTGCCCGTCTGTTCCGGGCCGTCACGGCATTTGAGATCCGACTCCCTCTATTCACTGACCCGAGATCAGGGCAAGCCCTCCGTTGACGGGGAAGGGCGCTCCGTCGCGAATCACACGGGCTCACCCGCTTCCATCAGCGCGGCCTCGATCAGAAAGAGCGGGATGTGTCGGTCGGTCTGGATCAAATTGCGCACTGCTTTCAAGACTTCCACGAGCTTTGGATGGGCGTTGCAGGCCTTGACGATGTAGGCGGCGTCAAACTCGCGGTTCGGGTTCGACAGTTCCATCCTGGCCACGCTCAGGCCGCGCATGTCATCGCTGCGGCGCACGGTGCGGATGTATCCGCCGGCTGCCTCGTAGGGCGTCTGCGTGTGTTGGGTTGTCGTGTTCATGGTCTCGTCTCCTATCGGTGTCACACGGGCTAACCTGCTGCGGCTAGGGCGGCGATCATTTGGAGCTCGCTGAAACAAGCGCATCCATAACCAGCTTTTGGGTTTCGGGCTCCATGAATTGAAATGGGAGCGTGTCTGCGACCATCGCCAGGGCCAGATGCATAGAGTCGAATGCATTGCAAGCGCGGACGATGAAACTGCCAGTAGCCGCATCTCGCGCTGTCATAAACTGCTTGGCGTCTGCATCGAAAATATCTACATCGCCAGTCACGCTATCGACTTCCACGCTCCACGGCGTCGGCGTATGCTTTTCTGTCACATTCATGGTCTCTGCTCCTTATCCGTTGAACTGCGCTGTATCAGTCACAAGGGAGTCGGCTGCCCCGGTTTCCCGGTCCGCTCGGTGACAGCCGCCGCATACGCCTCACCGAATGGGCGCATGCAGCACAACCGACTCTCTTGTAACGCCCGTCTCTCCGGGCTGCCCGACATGCCGCGCGTCCTTAAACCTCGGGAGAAGCGAGGGACCCAGGACTTCCAAAACGCACATGTCTGCTGGTGTTATCTCCCGACATCCAGCTGCGGTCTGCTGTACTCAGGAATATTCGTATCCGGCTTGGCGGCGCTGGTACGGCTTTGCCGGTCGATCCAACCGCATCGCCTTGTGTTCCGCCCATGCCTCGGCTTGAAGCTCCGCGCTCGGCGCCATGTACTGCACGATGGTGCGCACGACCCAGTACTGCTTATCGAGCTCCCACTGCGGGGCAGGGTGGCGACCCAGGCGCATGTCGTCGATCACGTGGCGCATGGCGATGTCGCCGATCGACTGGGCGCTCAAAACGACCTCCACTGGTGGTCCAGGCGCGACATCTCGCGTTCGTGGGCAAACCGCTCGGCGCGTGCCTCGACGCGACTCATGCGATAAGCCTCGCTCGTTTTGCGGTCGAGCCATTCGCCCATCAGATCGAGCGTGTCGTCGTTCAGGATGTAGGCAAGGCTCGTTGCCGAACCAACCAGCGTAGCGGTGACGACGATGTGGCCGCGGTCCTCGTTGGCCGGCAGGCCGTACAGGTCGAGGTTGATACCAGGGCCGTACGGGTAGCCGCTGTGCAGAAGCTTCATGCTTTCGGTCGACATGGCGTGCTCCTCAACGGCCGCAGTTGGTGTTCTTGGCCGGGGCGGTCATGTACCAGCCAAGTGCGCGGCGGACCTCTGCCGGCGTCGGGGGTACAGTCTTTTCCTGCTGGCGCTGCTGCATCCACTTCCGGACTTCCTCTTTGCTCGGCATGATCGACTCCGTTTAGTTGACGTTCAGGATCAAAGAAACTTCGTGTACAAGGTGGTCAATCGCTGAGACCAGAAACCGACCGAAGACCGTCGCGCCGACCATGAGCACGAGCAGCAGCAGCGCGTAGGCGACGACTGTTCTCATGGCTTAGTTGAAGCGCATCGGCGGAACGTCGAACCCATCGGCCATCAGGTTCGCTTCCACGTGGTTGATGAAGACGTTCTCGCGCCAGGCCTTGGAGAAGCGGAAGCCGGTCAGGCGCAGCACGGGCGCGGCGATCACGGCCATTGCGCGCATGAACTGATAGTGGGTTTTGGTGACATCCATCGCTGACTCCTTGGTATTTGCAAGTGCTGCGTCGACGAAAGTCAGTTTAGTGCCAACTAAACCAAACGTCAAGCGATATCTAAACGAGTTTAGAGAAAAATTTGGTTGGATTACGACGGACGAAAAAAATCCGCGTCGTGCGCGGGTATCTGATCGTCTGAAGAAATTTTCTCGAGGAATTACACTTTGCCGGTATAGTACGCTAAACTTACATGTACTGTATGAACATACAGTATCCGTGCGAAAGTACGACGATTTGTGACGTCGTGCGAATGTTTGTGATATTGACTGTAAGTATCGTGTATGGTTTGATGAATATGATTACGCGATAAATATGGAATCGATTGCAATGAGGGAAGCGGTTTATTTGTTCATTGATGGTATAGTTGCTTGCCGGTCAAAAATAACGGATTTGACGAACCGGCGTGTAAAAATGGTAGACGAGACGACGCCGGCCTCGGTTGTGACGACCAAATGACGACAATCACATCTAATAGGGTTTGCTATGGAGGGAGTGCCCGAGCTATGCCAGCAGCTGGCGGATCAATGCCTTCATCTCCGCTACTTCATTGCTCAGCCTGGCAAGCTCATCCGCCCTGAACGAGGACTGCAGTCTCGCGACGATTTCCGCATTAAGCGACGCGCCACGGGCGTCTGCAGCGCGCTGAAGTTCGTCGTTTAGAGTGCGCGGGAGGCGGAGTGTCTTCTTGACTTCTTGGTCTTTGGAAATTTCCATCGCGCGATTTTGCGCGAGTGAAAAATAAATTGTTGTTTTTGGTGGCATATATGCCACCAGAATGCATCGTAAAAAGTAAAATCTTTTTTACTGCAAGTATGGTTTCCAGAGTGAACCCATAACTTTCGGGCACCAAAAACTGGAATAAAAGTGGGAAACCGTTTCTATTTTCGTGTCTGCAACGTTCGGTTTTCTATAGCATTAATTTCTAGTTGCCATCCGTACAAGAGAAATCATGCCAAACAAGATTGAACGATGGAATGCAGCCTTCGCTTCGATGGATGACCGAGCAAGGGCCGAAGCGTTACGAATCGCCGAACAACTGGCTAACGATCACCCGCGCAAAGGGGAGACCCTGCTAAGCCTCGTTGCCTCGAACTTGCTCGGTAGGCACACACAGGGTCTCGGCCAGCCTGAGCATATCGGCGCGCCCTCGCTCGTCGGTTCCGTGAAATAACTCGAGTAGCCTGATGGCCTGGCGCAAGGTGTCGGGTCCCGGTACTGAGTGCAGGCCGGCCACATTTTGCGGACCTACCTCCTCCTTGTCCTGAACCTCGACGGTATCCAAGAACATGTCGCCCATATCGTAGTCCCGCTCCAGGCGGCGGGCCGCGCGCTCGCCAAACGGATTTCCCTCCTTCAGCAGCTGGGAGATATAGCTCTTTTCATTGGCCGGGACAGATCGCGTCGCCAGCCATTGACGCAGCTTCGCGCGCCTGATGTCTTGGATTTTCATCCTGATATTTTGATTAGCGTTCGCTAAACAAGCAAATACTTGACTTCTCGCGTCACTCGGTTTAGAGTTAGCTAAACTCTTTAAGTTTTCACTCACCGAGAGACCACATGAAGCTTCGTGATTACCTAAATGCAGAGCGGGGAGCATCAGCTCGCCTTGCTGCCCAACTTGAAGTCTCACCGTCTTTCCTTTCGCAAATGGCCGCGGGTGATGCGGCGATCTCCCCAGCGCGTTGCGTACTCATCGAGAAGTACACCGAAGGTGTCGTCACACGTAAGGACCTGCGCCACGACTGGATGGACATCTGGCCGGAAATCAGGCCTGTACCGAAAGCCCGTGCCCAGCGAGTTTTTTAGGGCCACTTTAGCCCAAAAGGCAACGAGGCAACGCACGAGAGAAACCAGCAGTTCGTAGCACCCATAACAGCAGTACCCGTAGTCCGCAGTAGTAGTCACCCATCCTTGTAGCACCGCTTGATAGGAGTAGTGATGAAGAACCCCAGGACTTTTGTTGTGAAGGCCCTGTTCAACGCCGATGAATACCTGGCGCTGAACGAGGCCTGCGGTAATGCAGATGTGTCACATAGCAGGCTCCTGCGTGATCTGGCGATGAGTTGGATAAAGCAGCGCCAGTTTAGCGAAGCGGCGAACCAAGAGAAATGGGCAGTC